AAGAACATCGGCCCAATCATTCCTGCGCATGGAGATGATCGTCTAGGCTTAGGTTATGGCCAGCTGGATCAGAGATTTCGTGGGCCGTGGAAGCTAGGTGCCACCTTTCCGTTCCGAGCACCAGATCAGTTAGAACAGGAAGTAGCCGAAGACGAAGAAGAGGATCCGAATCCTGAAAGCCAGCAGGCCGTAATATCTAAAGTGCCATTATTTCGAAAGTTCGATCCCTGGGCTTACAAAAAAGCGAATCGCCTATATTACGCCGGCGCCTCGACGCAGTTAGCAGCGTGTTTCGAAAGGCCTGAAGATGTATTGGCTGAGATTATCGGCGTCGGACGCGGGCTTGCCCCGATTCCCAGATTGTACACTCCGAGCCCCGACGGCCCAGCGATAGGAGGATTTAGTTCTTCTAAAGCTTTTGATGAGCGGCCGTTTAAACGTACGGGAACAACTCAAGGTTGGGCCGGGAGCCCCCCTCAGAGCGCTGCACAAGCCGAAGATGAATATGAAGATGGTGACGACGATGGAGAGTTTTACGATCTTTTAGATCTAGCACGGTTACAAAGACCGCCTTTGGGCGAGTGTTTCCTCTTTAGAGATGATACTTACTAAAAGGTCATAATAGGTGATATATGAGCAAAACACTTTATGAAGAGGCAGTTGCTGACGCTCGAAAGCTAAGAGAGTTAGCCGAAGAGACGGCAAAAAATCGTGTTGTTGAAGCAGTAATGCCGCAAATCCGAGACCTGGTCAACAGGCGCATTTTGGGCGAGCAGTTAGACGAATTCGCTGAAGAAGACTTGGCGGCCCCTGAAGACGAGTTTGCTCCTTCTGTAATCGTGGATCTGCCACAAGAGGACGAAGTCGACACAGCATCCGAGGAAGCCGGCTCAGAATCAGAAGCCCGGCATACGCACGTCAGCGTTGCTGCTGACGGCTCTGTTAAGGTCGACGTTGACTCTACTGAAGAAGAAGGCGTGTCTGACGAATTTGTGCTCACGGATACGATGGCCGAAGCTTTAGGAAGAATCATTCGCGGAGAATCGTCTGAGAGTGAGCGATTATATGCCGTAGAAGAAACGGTCGCAAAAATAAAGAAGTTGTTAAAAACTGTCAATGAGAACCAGTTGACAGTGCACCAACGAGAAAAACTACATTTTTCTTTCAACCGGTGTCTAAAAGAAGTATTGAGTTTACGTGGTTCGATCATACTTAGTGAATTGAATACTCAAGAAAAGCTTGAGCAAAGGTTGACAGAGGTTATTAAGGAGATGAAGGACATGTCAAAGTCAAACCGGCAAAATATTTTTGATTTTCTCTTCGAGGCAGATGATGATCACCTCGGCGAGGCTGATATTGCATTAACACTAGCAGACGACGAGGTCGAAGACCTGGTAGCTGCCGAGGATGCTGATGCAGTAGATGCAGCTTTAGATGATATTCTAGCTGCAGCCGAACTCTCTCTTGGCGAGCCCGAAGAGGTCGACGTCGACGTTGAAGAGGAAGAGGTCGAGGTTACCGATGAAGAAGGCGGAGAGGCTGTAGCGGTTGAAGACGAGTTTGCTTTCGAAGAAGGCTCCGGGCCCGTCTATGAAATCGATGAGAGCATGCTCCGTCGAGAGATTCGTCGCATGCGGCAGCTGCGTGAGCAAGATGCCGGCCGAGCAACTGAAGCAGATCCTGCATTAGCTCATGGCGGCGAAGACCTCGGTGACGTAGTATTAGACGTTGATGAAGACGATCTCATTAATGCACTCGCTGACGAGCTTGGCGATCCGGGCGTGCCGGCGCCGGTTGTTGAGCGTCGACGTCGCCGTGCTCCTCGTCGCCGTGCTCCTCGCCGATCGAATCGCACCGCCATGGCCGAGTCGCGTCGAGCGCGCAGCCAAGTTGGACAGTATCGCAATGCGCTGTCCGGCATGAAGAAGCAGTTGGTAGAAATGAACCTTTTCAATGCCAAGCTCCTCTATGCTAACAAGCTCATGCAAAATAAGAACCTTTCTGTGAAGCAGCAACGAGCAATTGTCGAGGCTTTAGATAATGCCAAGACGCTTCGTGAAGCCAAGCTTCTCTATAAGAGCCTGTCGGAGTCCCTCTCCCGACGCGTTCGCGGCAATAAACTTAATGAGGGAGCTTTACGGACGCTCGGATCGTCTTCCAGATCAACCCGGTCGGCTCAGCCGGCTTCTAGTGGAGTTGAGGTAGATCGATGGGCAGTCCTCGCTGGTATCAGCAATGACTAACCATCTATTAACACTCAAGGAGAAAACAAATGTCTAAGTCATTCAATTTGGATCAGCTGACTGAAGGCATCCGCCAGAGAAATCTTGGAGGACAGAATAAGCAGCTGGTTGAAAAGTGGTCCCGTACGGGCCTGCTTAGAGGCCTCGACGGAGTTCACCGCGAGAACATGGCTCGAATCCTGGAAAATCAGGCCGGCCAAGTTCTTAAGGAGGCTTCTTCGATTTCGACCGGTGGCGGTAACCTGACTAGCTCGGGCGACCTCCGCGGTTTCACCAATATCGCATTTCCGATCGTGCGCCGAGTTTTCGGCGGTTTGATCGCGAATGAGCTCGTTTCCATCCAGCCCATGAGCCTGCCTTCTGGCCTGCTCTTCTATCTGGATTATACCTACGGCTCGACGCAGGGCACCGGCGGTCTTACCGGCCAGGGCGCTGCATATAACACTGGTTCGTCCATTTACAGTTTGCCTACGGGCAAGGGTGTTCGTTCTGGTTCGAAAGCCGTTGGCGGCCTTTATGACCTTGCCGGTCAGGGCTACTCGCGCGTGTACTCGTCCTTCGCTTGCACAGCGATAGCAGACCTGTTGCTTTCTGGCGCAGTTCGTGGTACGAACGGCCAGATTACTGCTGGAAATGTTGCAGAGGCAACCGGTTCTGATGGAAAGTACTTACAGTTCGATCCGCAGATCACTCTGAGCATCGAGAACAACACGACCCCGGGTGGATCTGCTGGTCCTGGTGTGTATTCTTTCGTGGTCGTCGACGCAACCAATCTTAGTAACGTTGATGGTACTATGGTCAAAGAGGTTGCTTTGCTATCGGACGTGGTCGGCACAGACCCAGCCGGTATTGTCGTCGTTGGGAATGATACAGATGGCAACCCCATTCAAGAAGGCAATAACGTTCTGAACGTACGCCGCTTGAATCAGCTAGGTACGGTTGCTGGTAGTAAGTTTACTGTGGATCCCTTTGCAGACGTTGCGGCAACCAATACTGGTATTCTCATGGTCGTTTCCGGTACACTTACCGGTGGCCTGGCTGACGGTATCGCTGTAGCATCGGTTGCTTTCCCAATCTCCGCGGACCTCAACTCTGCTGCTGGTACGGCTTCTACGCTTGTCATTCCGGCTTTCGAGTCTAACTTTGCCGCGACGCCGTCCCCGGCGATTCCTGAGATCGACATCAAGATCGAGGCTCTTGCAGTGGTCGCGAATACTCGCAAGCTGCGGGCCAAGTGGTCGCCAGAGCTCGCACAGGACCTGAATGCTTATCACAGCTTGGATGCTGAGGTAGAGCTTACTCAGATTCTTTCAGAGCAGATTGCTCTGGAGATCGACCGAGAGGTTCTGAACGATCTTCTGCAGGGAGCTCAGGCTGCTAACTACTACTGGTCGCGTGCGCCCGGTAAGTTTGTCAACAAGGAGACTGGCTCTGAGGTCCTCCAAACAGGAGCCACGGCGCCTGGACCTGCCTGGCGCGGCACTGTTCGCGAGTGGTACGAGACTCTGGTTGAGACCTGCATCGATGTAGGTAATCAGATTCACCGTAAGACTCTGCGCGGTTCTGCCAACTTCATCGTGGTCGGTCCTGACGTGGCTACCATTTTGGAGTCTTCGGTGTTCTACAAGCCTAACTACACCTTAGACGGTGATGGACAGGTGAGTCAGCCCATGGTGATCGGTGCAGAGCGCGTCGGTAACCTTAGCAATCGTTTCACGGTCTACAAGGACCCTTACTTCCCTCGGAATAAGGTTCTCGTCGGCTTCAAGGGCGGTAGCTACTTAGAGACTGGCTATGTGTATGCTCCGTATGTGCCGCTCATCGTCACTCCGACGATCTTTGCGCCTGAGGACTTCACCCCGCGTAAGGGTGTCATGACTCGCTACGGCAAGAAGATGGTTCGCGCTGACTTCTACGGCACTGTTACGTGCCTGGACATGAGCGTCATCTAGCGCTAGCTAAGAAGATAATTTCTTCGATCGGGGCATCCTGTGCAATCAGGATGCCCCGATTTTTTATTTAAATTGACTAATTTTAAAATAATTTCATCGCTAATGACGATTGCAGTGGGTTGACCACAGAATGTATTCCTTCTCGAGCCGGTTGAGAGAAAGTCAAATAATTATAAGACATGAAAGAGCACTGTAAGGAAACTTTGAATCGGTTGAAAGCACTGACGGAAGGTCTGTGTGACAGAGATGCACAGCTCAAGCGTGATGTACAGCTGTTTGAAGAATTTTTCGAATTTTTTCCCATACCTGTGACTATTTGGTCCATAGGGCAGTCTAGAGTGGTTCTTTCTCAGAGGGGAAACGGCTTCGTAAGACAAGACGCTACTACTTTAGATGAATTGTTCCTGTGTTCTGAGTCTAGCGTGCTGTCTATCGCAAAGCACGAAGAGGCGTTTAGCGGTAAAAAAATAGATTACTTTGTTAAAACAACGAATGCCCTGTTTTTTGTTAAGCTTTTGCCGTCTTACGACGAAGACCACAGCATTTGTGGAGTCACAGGTATATCTTGGGACGTGTCTGATAACATGACTATTTTATCGTGCCTAGAAAGTATTTTCGAGCAGACTGCTGGTCGCCGCGGCGAATACAAGGATATTCACCGAAAGTCTGCTGAAGCACTAGCTGCTAGCCGCCTAAAGAGATTGCTTGATGAGATCGGAGGTTAAAAGATGGTTGCTAATTCGCAAAATGGATGGAACGAATATTCTAAGCTAGTTCTCAAAGAATTGGAGACGCTCTCTGATGGCATAGAAAGCTTAAAAAATGAAGTACAAGAAGTGCGACAAGAAATTACAAAAATACAAGTTAGAGAAGACAAGGTCGATGAAATCAAAGGATGGAAAGAAAAGGTTGATGAAGTAATTTCACCTACTCAATTGAGGGAACTAGTTCTTTCCGTGGACAGCCTCAAGGACTTTCGTACTAAAGCGATAACTGTTTTTGCCGTAGTTCAATTTGGAATGGCAGCTTATATATGGTTGATGAAAGTTTTATAGAATGGAACACAGTGGCAAAAAACGGCAGTCACGAATGCTTAGGTGAACCGATGGGAGAAAGTTTAGATGCCTGATTTTGCTAACACCACTAACCCGACGCCGTTTGGGTTTTTTGATACAGACGCAGATTTCCAAACCGAAGCTGACGGCATGATTACTTTCGTAAAAAGAAAGTTGGGAGACGACATCCTATCTGTTGAGTTGACAAAAAAACAGATTTGGGCATGCTTTGAAGAGGCGTTTTGTCATTATGGCGCAATAGTCAATGAACACCAAGCTAAGTCTCAATTATCTAATTTGCTAGGAATGGCCACTGGTTCTTTGAGCGGAAGTGAGCAGAGGTTTCCTAGGGAGAATTTCGAATTCATGCTCCGACGCGCCGAGCCTTACGCGACCGATGCTGGCTTGGGAGGTTCTTACAACACTCTGTCTGGATCCATTACCACAATCGCAGATCAACAGGATTACGATCTCTACACTGATTTAAAGGATGAAGCCGGAAACACTCTATTCAGCAATGCAGCCAATAGCCCTCAATCTAAGATGAAGATTATGGAAGTGTTTCATTCTAGTCCTTCCAATGCATATAGGTTTTTTGATACCACTAGTGCCATAAACTATTTAGCGAATGAATTTGCTTTCGAGTCTTACACTCCGGAAACTGTTTTTTACATTTTGCCTGTTTTCGAGGATGTGCTCCGCGGCGGGATGTTAGACATGTCTACTCGTGTGAGGAGAAGCAATTATTCTTATAAAATATCTGGTACCAAAATACGGATATATCCGATGCCTACCGGCGATCCGGTCAAACCCAAAAAAATATGGGTGAGAGTAGGGTTCTCGCCTGATGCTATGAAGCCTTCTTACAGCGATGATTCGATCTACGGTGTAAGTAATTTATCGAACGTTCCGTTTGGCAGATTGGAGTTTTCTAAGATCAACTCTATCGGAAGGCAGTGGGTGCGTCAATATTCGCTAGCATTATCTACAGAGTTGTTAGGCCTGGTGCGTTCTAAGTTCGCATCGGTGCCCATTCCGGGCGCGGATTTACAACTAAACGGATCAGAGTTGGTAGGATACGGCAGGGATGATCAGACTACCCTCCGGGAAAGACTCATTAGTATGTTAGAGGAGTTGACTTATAGCGCGATGTTGGAGGACGAAGCGACAGCAAGCGAAAATCTTTCGCGAGTCTTGAGGAACATTCCCATTCCGAACGGCCAGGCCATCATTGTAGGATGATATATGGCTAGACTGTTCATCACACCAAGAGAAGTCGATTTAATTTCTGATCTGACCAAGGAAATAACGAAGGACGTAGTCGGTCAAAAGGTTTATTTTTACAAAGCCAGAGAAGATCTTAGCAACATCCACGACGTCTATGAGGAAGCTCCTGACAAAGTATTTGATCCCCCTGTAGAAATCGATGCTCGCGTAGAATGGGAAGCTAGCGCGCCATCTACAGGTAAATTCGGTTCCGAGGAGTTGGCTACAATTACAGTATATTTTCATGAGAGGGATTTGATTGACAAAGACCTAGATCCAGAGCCTGGTGATTATTTTAGCTATGGAGCTACGTTTTTCGAAATAACTTCCACAATAGTCAATAGCCAAGTATATGGACAAGTAGAGCATACTGTAGGATTAAAAGCAATAGGCAAACAAGCGCGCAGCGGTCTCATTGACAAGGTGCCCATCGGGCCCACAGACCAGACTTATTCTGATCCGGATGCAATCCAAGAGACTTTTGCACAGCAAAGAGGGTTCAAGGACAATCAACTAGGACCTACAGCTGATGTTAGATCACTCCAGAAAAAGGGCGTATTGACTCCTCCACTCACCGGACCCGCAGAGGTTTCTCCTAAGGGCGGCAACCAATCCGTAGACGAGGCAGGCATGATAGACTCCTCTTTTTATGCAGATAGTTAGAAAGAAGGGAAAGGATGTCTATAAGAACTGACGATAAAGGAAAGACTGCAGCACAAATTCAACAGGGCAATTCTATTCCTGATGATTTTGATGTTCCCAACTGCACGATTGAGGACGTAGATCGATCGATTTTTGACCTATTTGATAAGCAGCTTCCATTCACGTATCAGCTAAAAGAAGGCATGCGCCGTGCGCCGGTGATTTTTGCTACTGGAGAGCGATTCGCCGTCCTACGAAGAAAGGAGCCTCTCCGGGATAAGGCAGGCGCCTTAATTCTTCCGCTGGTTTCAATAATGAGAACTGGGGTAACGCAGTCTCCAACCATGGGAGCAGGCACTAATCAAAACACTGGCCTTATAGTGAAAAAAAGATTGAGCCCCAAAGACCCTCAATACCAGCAGTTGATAAACAAAAAGGGTTTAGTGAATTCAGACAATAGAGCTACTGATGCAGCAAAGATATACGCAATCACCGGAAGTCTGCCTGGCAGAATAGCAACAAGGAGACCCGAATATCCCAAAACCGAGGATACGCTAAAAGGGGAGTTGCTCAATCCTAATCTAGGAAAAAACATATTCGAAGTGATCACACTTCCTCCTCCAATGTATTATACGGCAACATACGAGGTGACATTTTGGACTCAATATACAGTCCAAATGAATGATATGATTATGGCATTAATGTCCTTGTATCAATCTTACGCTCAGAGAACATTCAAGCTAGAAACAGTGAAGGGCTACTGGTTTGTAGCATATGCTGACGAGGCTATCACTCCGGGTAATAATTTCGATGATTTTACCGATAGCGAGCGATTAGTGAGATATTCTTTCAACGTCACAGTCCCTGCATACATTGTGGGATCAGCTTTTAAAGGCGCCCAGTCAGGTTTACGGAAGTATGTTTCTGCACCAGATATTAGTTTCACTGCTGACATTTTTACCTTTAGTGCTTTTGCTACCGAGCCTCCTGCTGGGATTTCTGCGGGTGATGCCGATGCGTACGTGTTAGATGAAATGAGGGCCTCTTACGAACCCCCTCCAGGCCAAGCTGTAGGTCATCCAATCTCTGAATACTCGCTCCGCCAACTCCCGGTAGGCAATGTTGGCGGCGCTGAAACCGAAAGTGATACACAGATACTACAGATTGAAATTAATCCATTTACAGGAAAATTGGAAACCAAAAAAGTATTCGTAAAATCCAGGATACGCAGGAGTGGCGAAACGGTTCTCAAAGAAGACCTCTTCAATGGCTGAGGCTCATTCTGATTACCCAGCATCTAATGTCGCTTATCGAACCGTTTTTACGTTTCCACATAATACTTATAGAAGAGATAGATCGCCCTAGGAGATATGATGGCTGAGCAAACTTTTCGTTCACCAGGATTTTTTGAACAAGAGATAGACTTATCCGCTCGGGTCACTGCCCCCACCGGAACGCCAGCTGGCGTCATTGGAACGGCATTAAGAGGCCCCGCGTTTGTCCCGGTGACAGTTGGTTCATTTGCAGATTTTGAGACCAGATTTGGTTCTTTAGACCCGGATCGATTTGGTCCTTATGCAGTACGAGAATTCTTGAATCACAGAACTTCGTTGACTTATATGCGCGTTTTGGGTGCTGGTGCCAACGAAACTTTGACTGATATCAGTAACACGGAGACGCAAGGAACAGTCAAAAATGCTGGATTTGTGATCCAGGGAACCGCAGTTGCTGGAGACGGAAGAGACCAAGGTGCCCCACAGTTCATTGTTGCATCGCATGTAGTACCGGTATATGAAGCAACAGGGTACCCCATCTTTACTGATAACAGCAGTTTTGATTTAGGCGGCCGCGACGCCGCTACAGACACAGTTCGTTTGGTTCGGGGCGTTGTTTTGATGTCCACTGGTACCAAGATGGAAATCTTGAGTTCCAGCCAATTTTATTCTCAAGCCGCAGCTTTGACGGACTTTGCTGTCGCGGAAGCCATAAGCGGTACGCCTCTTTCGATAGCTAAGTACTTTAAGTTAGTTCTCAGCTCTTCGACTGGGGGAGCTAATTTCGGTAATGATGAAGGTCTTGCAGGGGTTAG